CATCACCAATGGGTGATATGGGTGATATGGGTGGTGAAGATATGGGTATGGATGACATGCCTATGGACGACATGGGTGGTGAAGATATGGGTGGTGAAGATATTGATGTTGACGTAGATGTTGATGCAGAAGAAGGTGGAAATGAAGACCAAGTTACATTTAAAACAATCCAAAAATTAACAGGAAAATTGACTCAAAAAATCAGAACTCTTGATACTGAACAAGGTATGACATCTGAAGATATTAAATACGTTATCAACATGGTATTATCTTCACTTGATTTAACTTCATTATCTGAAGAAGATATGGAGGATATCATGAGTAAATTTGAAGAAGATGAGACTGAAGATTTTGGTCAAGAAGATGATATGGACGGTGAAGATATGACTGACGATAGTGAAGTTGAAGATATTCAAGCGGATATGGATGTTCCTGTTGAAGGGTATGAGTTAGGTGAAGATTATGAAGATAGTCGTTATTCTGAAGATTATGATGAGGATTATGATTCAAAAAGAGTAAAAGGTTATTCAAACAACGGAGCAATCTTTGATAGTATCTTTGGTGAATCACAAGTAGATAAAGTTATTTCAAAATACTTTGAAGTTTCTAAATCAGAAATTAGAGAACAAAAAGAAAGACAAGTACAAAAACAAGTACAAAAAAGAACAATCGTTAAAACTATCATGGAATCAGTAACAAAAATGACTGAGACTATTGAACAAGAATTGGCGGCTGAGAAATTTGTAAAAGAAAATATTAATTCTAAATTTATTGGAGTTACTAATAAAAAGAATTTAGTATTTGAAACTAAATCAGGTCAAGTTAAAATTACACCAAACGGAGAAATTTTATGAGTTATTTAACTTATGTTAATGGACTAGGTCCTAACTATAAGGGAGACAATTTGTATGAGTTTATTTTTTCAGATAGTTTGGATGTTTGGGGAGATTCATGGGAAAGTAAACCTTCCAATGGATATCCAACACCACCTGAAATAAAATATATTAAGAAAGTAGGAGTTCTGAAAGATACTGATTTAAAATTGGAATTGATTCAGAACTCCGATTTTTTTTGTATGATAGATGCGATGGACGATGTTGTTGCATTAGCCTGGGAAGCCGAAGAAACTGAAGGACAAAAAAGATTGGTTTTTAGATTTGGAAGTACCGAACAAGAAATAAAAGATAAACTCTACGAAAGAGATTTAATTTTAGAATTTGAAAAAAAAGTAGTATATGAAAACTAATATAAAAGCACTCAAGTTGGTTGAAAAAGGATTATCACCCAATACAGTTAGTAAATTAACTGAATCACAAATTAATGTATTATATTCAAAATTATTGGGTGAACAAGTAACAAATCCTAATGTTGCGGGACAAATTAAAAATATTGATGCATTAGACCAAAAATTAACAGGGATTGAAGCTAAAATGACAAAATTAGGTTTAGCTGAAAAAGAACTTGATGAAGAAGAAGTGGTTACTGCTGACCCAAATAAAGATACCGAAACTCAAGACCCACATCAAGTAGGTCCTTCATCTAATGATGGATTTGGGAATTATAGTGATGGTGATATGAATGAAGAAAAAGACGGAGAACCAAATCCATGGGCTATTTGTCACGCACAAGTTGGTCCAAGAAAATCAAGGAAATGGGAAAGATGTGTAATGTCAGTAAAAAAACAATTGAAGGAAGGAAAAAATCCCGTATCTTTGTTTTTAGAATCTCAAATAGAAAAAATAGTGGAAAGAAACATGCCTCCAAAAATCACTAAAGGTGATTTAATCAAGTACATTGTTGAAGCAAGTCCTGCACCTGCACCAACAACAAAACCAGCACCAACAAAACCTGGTACAAAACCAGGTAAAAGACCAAACCCTTTCAAAAATCCAAATCCTGGTGAAAATCCCGCACCAAAAGCAAAAAAAGTTTCACCTGAAGACGCAAAAGAAAAAGTGATTGATGTAATAATGCAACTATTAGAAAAATAATTTATGGCAAGGAAATTAAAAGAACAGATTGATTACGGGACAACTCCTGAAAGAATGGACCCAAATTTAGAAAGAAAATTAGCTAGTCCTGAAGGGATGTATGCAACAAATCCAGCAATGAAAAAAGGTGTTGAGGATGTTCAAAGATTGGTTAGCAAAAGATTCCAAAAAGTTGCCGATAAATTAAGACAGGTTACTGGTATTCAAGATTTAAGTTCTAAACAAGTTCAAGGTATGGTTTACCAAGAAATGATGAGAAAACTTCCTAACATCATGAGAATTGAAGCCGCTCACAGAGATGAGTTAATTGAATTGGCGAAAGAAGCGTCTTTAGATGATGCTGAAGTTCCTGAAGGAAGATATCAAATTGACGCTAGTTTAGGTATGCCAGATACAGGTAATTTTAGAATGGAACCTGAAGATGATGAAGACGAGGAAGAAGAAGATGAGGAAAAATTACAATTTCCATCTTTTGACCTTGATGAGTTAACTGACGAAGAAATTTTAGAATTAGAAAAACACAAAAGAAATATTATTAACGCACTTATTCAAGGAGCCGCAAAAAAAGGACATTACCTTTTTCAAAAACCTGACGTTAAGTCGAGATTAGATGCGATTGACCCTTCATTATATGGAGATTATTTGGGTATCATGGCAATCAATGATTTCATGTACTTTAGTATGGAACAGATGATTGAACAGATGAGTCAAACTGGTCAAGGTGTTGCAGGTAAAGTTGAATTAGGTGACGCTGATGATGAAGAAGGAGAGGAAGGTGAAGAACAACCTGACACTAAAATTATAGCAACAGGATTAATTTTCCCAATTCTTTGTCATGAAATCATTAAAGGTTTAGAAGAAGCTAAAGGTAGAGCTGGTTTACCTTCAGACCCTGGTATGAGAGAAAAAGTGTTAGGTCAAACTGATGTATTATCAAACGAACCAATGCAATTACGTATCGGACCTGAAATTGTTGAAAAAATACGTTTCGCATTACCTGATGACGTTTTTGAACCTCAATATAAAGGATTAATAAATTTTTTCCATGTATTACTATATCAAATAGAGGCCAAAGAATTCTTAGAAATTATAGGAAACGCTATATCTGAAGATTCATCTAAAGTAGGTAAAGCTAAAAAACGATTTGAAGAAATTGTTAGAGACGCTAAACAAATGCAAGAAGAATTTGAAAATTATAAGGAAGAAGAAGATATTGATTCTGATGACGATGAAGGTTTAGATGATTTCTTAAATGGTTTAGGCATAACAAGACCTAAATAAAATGTGTGAATAAAGAACAACTGATTATAGAGTTAACGAAGTGTATGAGGAATACTCCTTATGCACTTCGAACTTATTTACAGACATACGATAATACCGTATCAAAATACGTCCCATTAGATTTATTCCCCGACCAAGTTAGTTTAATTGAAGATTACGACAAATACAATGAAAACATTGCGTTAAAGTATCGTCAGGCGGGTGTATCAACAGTAACCGCCGCTTGGATATCAAAAAAATTAGCATTTGCTCAAAAGAACAAACCTGAAAAAATCCTTATTATTGCCAACAAGTTAGATACATCAATGGAGATGGCTAACAAAGTTAGAGGGTTTACTGAACAATGGCCCCCGTGGGTTGGCATTTCATTCTCAAAAGAAAAAAACTCTCAAAGACACTTTAAACTTAATAATAATTGTGAAGTTAAAGCCGTTGCAACATCAAAAGACGCCTTGAGGGGTTATACACCTACCATTCTTGTATTTGATGAAGCGGCGTTTATCGAGGCAGACTCAGATTTCTGGTCAGCCTGTATGGCATCCCTATCTACAGGGGGTAAAGTTATCGTTGTATCCACACCAAACGGATATGACCAAATTTATTATGAAATCTACGACCAGTCATTAAGAAACATGAACGATTTTAAAATATCTGAAATGTTTTGGTATCGTGACCCAAGATATACAAAAGATTTGTATATGGTTAAAACTCCTGACTTGGTACATTTCTTATTAAATCGTGAAGAATATAGTGATAAAGATATCATTAATTTGTCGATGGACAATCCATACGAAAGAGACCATACCGTTGTAACCGATTATATTGAACAAGGGTACAAACCATGTTCTGCTTGGTTTGAGGGTATGGTTAAGAAGTTAAAGTTTGATAGAAGAAAAGTAGCGCAGGAATTAGAATGTGACTTTTTAGGTTCGGGTGATAATGTATTCGAATCTGAATTGATGCAAGAAATATCTAAAAATACTTTACGTGAACCACAAGCCAAACTAATGGGAGGTTCCCTATGGATATTTAAAGAACCTGTAAACGGACATAAGTATGTAATGGGTGTCGATGTATCAAGAGGTGACTCTGAGGACTTCTCGTGTATCCAAATCATCGATTTTGAAACAAGAGAACAGGTATTAGAATATGTCGCCAAAGTTCCACCAGATGTTGTAGCGGAAATCGCTTATAAGTGGGGAACAATGTATAATGCTTACTGTGTAATTGATATCACAGGAGGTATGGGTATTTCCACATCAAGAAAATTACAAGAATTATCATATCAAGCTGGATTATATGTTGATAATGTAGATACAACTAATAAATGGAAATGGGACCCAAAAATTAATGACAGAATACCAGGTATTAACTTTAACTCAAAAAGGGTTCAAATTATATCTGCGTTTGAAGAAAATGTTAGACATGGATTTAAAGTATATTCAAATAGATTATACAATGAAATGAATACATTCATTTATATTAACGGAAGACCTGACCACCAAAAAGGTCATCATGATGACTGTATCATGGGAGTTTCTATGGCGTTATATGTTGCAGAAAAATCATTCCAATCTTTAGAGAAAGTAACCAATCATACAAAAGCAATGATTAACTCATGGGCAACCACTGTTAATGAAAACAAAAACTCTTCTGAATTCTTTAATCCAATGGTTCCTCAAATGGGTAGAGGTAATGGTATGGGTAATAATGGTGAAGCCACTAAAGCTGATTACCAAAAATACGGATGGCTATTTGGTGCCTGATAAGTATTTATATTATCAAAGTAATTAGTAAAATTGTAATATGAGTGAACAAAATCTAACGGTCTGGCAGAGGCTATCGCAAACATTCGGCCCAAATTCACTGTTGAAACAGGACTATCCGACTTTTAAGTTTGATAAAAAAGAACTTCTGCGTACGCCAAATCGTGATGATTATGAGAGAGAAAAACTTCAAGCACAACAAACATTTTATCTAACAAATCAATGGGCTAAAGTTGAAAACAACTTATATTCTCAAGCGATTTATTATGAACCATCAAGATTATCTGCTCAGTATGATTATGAATCGATGGAATATACTCCTGAAATTTCTGCGGCATTAGACATTTATTCTGAAGAATCTACAACAACAAATGAAGATGGTTTTATTCTTCAAATTTATTCTGAGTCAAAAAGAATTAAATCAGTATTAGCTGATTTATTTAACAATGCCCTTGACATCAATACTAACTTACCAATGTGGACAAGAAACACTTGTAAGTATGGTGATAATTTTGTTTATATGAAATTAGACCCTGAAAAAGGTATTGTTGGTTGTCAACAATTACCAACAATTGAAATTGAACGTCATGAGGTTGGTGTGACTGCTAAAATTACTGTTGATATCACACAGGAACAAGACGAGAATAAAAAGGCTCTTCATTTTACTTGGAAAAACAGAAACATGGAATTCCAATCATGGGAGATTGCTCACTTTAGATTATTAGGTGATGACAGAAAACTTCCTTATGGTACATCAATGTTGGAGAAAGCAAGACGTATTTGGAAACAGTTATTGTTGTCAGAAGATGCGATGTTAATCTATCGTACATCAAGAGCACCTGAAAGAAGAATGTTTAAAGTATTCGTGGGTAACATGAATGATGATGATGTTGAAGCGTACGTAAACCGTGTAGCCAACAAGTTTAAAAGAGAACAAATTGTGGACGCTAAAACAGGAAACGTGGATATGAGATTCAATCAAATGGCGGTTGACCAAGATTATTTCATCCCTGTTCGTGACCCTGCAGCACCAGACCCAATTACAACATTACCTGGAGCAACAAACTTATCAGAAATTGCGGATATTGAATATATCCAAAAGAAATTATTAACCGCACTTCGTGTTCCTAAGGCATTCTTAGGATTTGAAGAAGTTGTTGGTGATGGTAAAAACTTATCATTACAAGATATCCGTTTTGCTCGTACAATCAACAGAATTCAAAAATCAATGATTGCCGAGTTAAACAAGATTGCAATTGTTCACTTATTTTTATTAGGATTTGAGGA